CGAAAGGTGTATGAAATCCTTTAAGCAGTTCTTAGAACAAGTCGGAAACATTAAACAGATTTCTTACCCTGCTGCCGTTAGGCATAAAATCTACAATCCTTTGACTGGAAAATCAAAAGTAGTCCCTGCAGGAAAAGCTGTGCCTAAGAATCCAGGCGGGGGTGGGTCTGGGAGTTCCGCAGATGGAGATGGGGCCTAAATAATAAGGGCTACCAAATATCGTCGTCGCTGGGGTTCAACTGGCAAAATCCAGTTGACACCCCCCTTTTTTTGTGTTATCGTAATAGGAGGTATGGAGTAATTATGACTGTTAAATTGGCCCTTTTAAAATCGGGTGAACAAGTAATTGCAGATATAATGGAATTAGTAAATGGAGATGATAAAGTCGTGTCATTGGTATTCTCAAATCCTTATGTTGCACGGTTACTAACTCCAGAACTGTTGATGGAAAACAGTGTGCGATTGAATGATGAGGTTGAACATAAGGTTGCATTTTCTCCTTGGATTGTATTATCTCAAGATAAGAAAGTTGCAGTTGATCCTGCGTGGGTTATTACTGTTGTGGAACCACATGAATGGATTAAATCTTCTTATGAAGAAAAAATGGATGCGACTGTAGAGGGAAGTCAACCAGAAAGTAAGACCGGAGATATTTGGTCAAATGTTCCAACAATTGAAGATGCAGAAGAACCTGCAACTATTATTGAAAACTTTGAAGTAATTACGGAAGAAAACGATGGACAGTGAAATTCAGGTTATTGTTCTAGTTAATGGAACAACAATTATTTCAAAAATTGCTGCAATGGTATCAGAACTTGGAGAACCAGATTGTAAACTAATAAATCCATATCAACTTGTGGATGGAAAGCTTACTTCGTGGTTGAGTGAGTTGACTGATAATACTGATGCGATTATGATCTCTTCAGACAAAATTTTGACTTTGGTTGATCCCAAAGAAACCTTACTTAATGATTATTTGACTCTTATTAAATGAAGTTTTATACAAATGTCTTTCAACTAGGTAATGATGTCCTTGTTCGAGGTTATGAAAATGGAAAACATTTTACGAATCGGGAAGAATTTTATCCCACTTTTTATGTTCCCTCAAAGAAAGAAAGTAAATACAAAACTCTCGATGGAGTAAATGTTGAACCTATTCGTCCTGGAACTATCCGAGACTGTAGGGATTTTCTGGAAAAATATGAAGGTGTAAATGGATTTAAGGTCTATGGAAATGACCGATTCATCTATCAGTATATTGCGGAGAAATATCCGGAAGAAGAAATTAAGTTTGATATTAGTAAGATCAAACTCATTACGATTGACATTGAGGTTGCTGCTGAAAGTGGATTCCCTGATGTCTTTAATTGCGCCGAAGAACTCTTGTTGGTCACGGTACAGGACTATAATACTAAACAAATTATTACATTTGGTTCTCGTCCTGCACAAGTTTCGCAAGAAAATGTAAAGTACATCTATTGTAAGGATGAATATGCACTCATCAATACATTTATGGATTGGTGGCAGAATAACACTCCAGAAGTGGTGACTGGATGGAACTGTGAACTTTACGATATTCCTTACCTTATTGGTCGCATTAGCCGACTAATGGGAGAGAAAGTTGCTAAGAGATTTTCGCCTTGGAACATCGTAAAAGTTAAGGAAGTTCAGATCTCTGGTCGTAAACAACTCAGTTGTGAGATTGCTGGAGTGTCAATTATTGACTACCTGGATCTCTATAAGAAATCTCCTGCTACTCCAAATCAGGAAAGTTATAGACTTGATCACATTGCTTTCATGGAGTTGGCTCAGAATAAGTTGGATCACTCTGAGTACGATACTTTCCGCGAGTTCTATACTAATAACTGGCAAAAATTCGTAGAGTACAACATCGTTGACGTAGAACTGGTAGACCGACTTGAGGATAAACTTAAGTTGATTGACCTTTGTTTCACTCGTGCATTTGACGCAAAGGTAAATTTTAATGATATTGCCTATCAGGTTCGTACTTGGGATGCAATTATCTACAATTATCTTCTCAAGAAGAATATTGTGATTCCTCAAAAGGAACGCAATACTAAGAATGAGAAGTATGCTGGTGCATATGTAAAAGAACCTGTTCCCGGTTCTTATGATTGGGTGGTAAACTTTGACCTTAACTCACTGTATCCTCACCTGATTATGCAGTACAACATTAGTCCCGAGACTCTCTTGGATAATCGTCATCCCAATGTGACGGTAGATAAGGTTCTGAAGAAAGAACTTACATTTGAAATGTATAAGGACTATTCGGTATGTGCAAACGGTGCAATGTACCGAAAGGATATTCGTGGGTTCCTTCCAGAACTTATGGAGAAGATGTACAACGAACGAGTTATCTTCAAAAAGAAGATGATTGAAGCAAAGAAATCCTATGAGAAGACTCCGACCAAAGAATTGGAAAAGGAGATCTCTCGTTGCGATAACATTCAAATGGCTAAGAAGATTGCACTTAACTCCGCTTATGGTGCCATCGGTAATGAATATTTCCGTTACTATAAACTTGCAAATGCAGAAGCGATTACTCTGTCAGGTCAAGTAGCCATTCAGTGGATTGAAGAAAAGATGAACTCTTATATGAATAAGGTTCTGAAAACTGAGGAGGTCGATTATGTCATTGCTATGGATACTGACTCCATTTATATTAATATGGGTCCTTTTGTTGACGCTGTATTCAAAGGGAGAGAGAAAACTACTGATGAAATTGTCAATTTCCTTGATAAGGTGTGTAACCTGGAACTTGAAAAGTATATTGAAGGTTCTTACCAAGAATTGGCCGACTACCTGAATGCTTATGACCAGAAGATGTACATGAAACGTGAGAACATCGCGGAACGTGGAATCTGGACTGGTAAGAAACGGTATATGCTTCGCGTATGGGATTCTGAGGGTGTTAGGTATAAAGAACCTAAACTTAAGATGATGGGTATTGAAGCTATTAAAACTTCAACTCCTGCCCCTTGTCGCAAAATGATTAAGGAGGCAATCCAAATCATTATGACCAAAAATGAGGATGATGTTATTGAGTTTATTGAGAATTGTCGTAAGGAATTCAAATCACTAAAACCAGAAGAGATTGCATTTCCTAGAAGTGTATCTGAAATTAATAAGTGGATGTCTAGAACAACCCTTTATAATAAAGGAGTTCCAATTCATGTTAGGGGAGTGATTCTATATAATCATCATACCAAACTTCAAAATTTAGATAAGAAATATCCACCCATCCAGAGTGGAGAGAAAATTAAGTTCGTGTATCTTAAGATTCCCAATTCTATTCAAGAAAATGTATTTTCTTTTATTCAAGATTTTCCTAGAGAGTTGGGTTTGGAAAAATATGTAGATTATGATACTCAATTTGATAAGTCCTTTGTTGAACCATTGAGAATTATTTTGGATTCCATTGGATGGTCTGTTGAAAAGAAAATTAGTTTAGAGAGTTTCTTTTCATGAGTAAATATGTAGTGGTTTGGGCTGAACCTGGAGAATTGTCTCCAGTCAAAAACAGGAAGATGTTTGATGTACCATCCACCGCATATTGGTTTGCAAATGAGCTAAAAAAGAAGTATAATTGGGTTATCTGCACTGAGTCAAAAAATTTGGAGGAATGAATGGATCTGCCTATTAGTGATGTGGAATTGAATACAATTATTAGGGCAATGTCTCTAGGTGGAGATACTGCACTCTATCAAAAACTTAAACTAGTGAAGGAACTTCGTGAACAGGGTCTTCCTTACAAAAAAATTCTTCGTGAACAGTATGGGATGGTTGCTTAATGTTTTATGAATTGGTGAAACCATTTGGACCAATAATTTTAAAATCTAGATTACCACATACAATTTTTGATCAAATCAATGAATATGTTGAAAAGTTTGAAAATAGTTCCCAACAGTTTCCAAATCTTCTTCTAAGAGATATTGATAATATTTACTTGGAAAAAGAATTTTGTGATAAAATAGGATTTACTACTTTTGTAGAAGATCTAGGAAATATTTACTTGAATAAAGTCAGTGATCCTTTTAATTATTCAAAATTAGTTTTAAATGTAAAACATAAAGATAACGATCCGGATTTCATAAACCTTGATAAAATTTATGCAGAAGCTTGGGTAAATAGATACTATTCTGGTGACTATTCTCCTTTACATAGACATGGATCTGTTCTTTCTGGCATAGTTTTTTTAAAAATAACAATGGATTTGATGAAAGAACAAAATTATGTTCAAAGTAATGGCAAAGAGAGTTTATTAAATTTAGGAAAATTAAATGGAAAACTTGAATTTGTTTTAAATTCCCACTATAGTATGTGTGATTCTACTTGGTCCCCACCTCAAGAAATGGCTACAGTTCTTCTTTTTCCCGGATGGTTATCTCACCATACATATCCATTTAAAAATAAAAATGAAAGAAGAACCCTTAGTTTTAATTTAGTACCCAACGGAGAAAATAATGGATTTCCTTAAAGATATTGTAAAAGAAATTGGTGGCGAGTACACTAAACTGGCTTCAGATATAGACGAGACTGAAAGTTATGTTGACACGGGTTCATACATTTTTAATGCACTGGTTTCAGGTAGCATATTTGGTGGTGTATCTGGGAATAAGATTACTGCTATTGCTGGAGAGTCTTCTACTGGAAAAACTTTCTTCTCTCTCGCTGTGGTTAAGAATTTTCTTGATACTAACCCCGATGGTTATTGTCTCTACTTTGATACTGAAGC